TTTCAGAAGAATCCAAACTATTAACGTTAATCATTTATTCGTATAATACCTAAAATTATAATAAGATGGGAACAAATTAGCGACCATTAGGCCTCTGAGCGAAACTGCTGTCTTGTCTTCCACCCATTTCTGTTCCATCTTCTTGTAAATTTGCACTTTGTTGTTGAGCCATCTGTTCTTGCTGCATTTGTTGCTGCATCATCTGCTGTTGTTGCTGCATTTGTTGTTGCATCTGTTGTTTTTTCTCAACATCTTCACGAGACGGTACAAGCCTATCAATATTACTATTTAGATTTCCCGCAAGGTCTCTCATAAGTTCAGCTGTACCTGGAAGTCCTACAATTTCTTGAGCTACCGGACTTTCTAGTACTAAACGTAAGAACTCAGTTTTACGAACAGACTCAGCTTCTTTAACAACAAGCGACATAGCGCCTTGAGCAACAATTTGCACATCGCCAATTAAATCTGGGTCTTGGCTGTATCTTAGGTTCCTTTGGTATTGTCTTTCAAGCATAGGCTTTAACACATCGTGGTCAATGTTACCAATTACTTGTTTAATGCTTTTTCCTGCGTTAGAAATTAACATAGATAAACCTGATGACGTACGACCCGCACCTGGTACGTGTTGTCCTGTCATGTACTTAGGAATACCTGTCATTTCGTCGGCAATATCCATAAACCTGTCAAACACTTGCATAAGAGCTCCAGCGTTAGAATCAGGTTGAAAGAAATTTATCGGAGGGGAAGAATCGCCGTATTCAGATTGTTGAAACTGCCAAATCTTCCATGGATACATCTGCGTAATATCTTCACCTGCAGGCAGGCGACTTATATTTACGCCTACTTGTGGGCCTGAGCTAATACCCATATTGTTAGATAGTGAACGAGCAGCTGCGTTACACATACTCTGCGCGTCCATACATAAATCTGATACACCGTTACCGTCAATACGGCCCGGTACCTTCTCAAACGACGTGACGTAATAAGGTTTACGTCCTAACTGGTCATAATTTAGTACTGCTTTAATAATTGTAGTGCCTACCATCCATACTTCACATGGATAAGATTTCTGAGGGTCTTCAATCTCTTTTTTGCTTAAACCCCATTCAAGTAGTAAATCTCCTGGAATTGAGTCCCATAATTGAATAGCTGCTGCTAAATCTTCACCGGAATCATCAAAATCTTTACCTTCTAAGTCTTCCATTTCAGAATTTTCATTATCTAACCATTCTATACCGGTTAAACTGAAGTCCGTTAACAACGCTCGAACCGCGCTCTCGTCGTAGCCTTCGACGCCTATCATAGCTTCGCAGTCTTCTCTAGTTAAGTGGTGAATCTCTATTACAGGCATATTTTGTATATCGTCTCCCCAAGGAGCCCAATAAAATTTATAAGGGTCAACTCGTTCCCACTCGTCTCTAACAACTTCTTCAGGAACCATTCCTCCACCTTCTGCGTACTTTAGCTGTTTACGTTTTCTAGGAACAGGGCCTTTTAAAACAGCATAAGGATAAGTTGCTACGTCGTTAGTAAACTCAAACAACGCTTTAACAAAACCACCTTCTAAAAGTTGGTCTTCCATTTTAAGTTCCATACGCTCAACACGTTTGTCAGCTTCAAATTTCATTTCGCGCATAGCAGTATCTTTCATACCTTCTGCAAGTTTCTTTAAGTCTGCTTCTTGAACTTGTTCTCCACCTTGCTCGTAATGTTGTGCAAGATTCATTTCCATTATCCCTTGTAGCCTGTCAATAATATCGGGGGGAACATCTGGAATAGGAGTTGCTGAAATAGACCAAGGTCTATCGGAGCCAGTACCAAGTAGAGTATCTCTTAACCACGCAGTGGCTGTACGACATTTCGTACTAACAATACCCATAAATATTTCTGAACCACCTTGAGCTTTAATCTCCGCCATCTTAGATGGAGAGTACTCCATGTTACGGGCGCGAGCAGTTTTAGTTAATCGGTCTTCAATTTCTTGTTTCTTGTGGTCACGCATAACCGTCCAACGTTTATTAACGTGAGCCGATAATCCTACTATAAGGGGTCTGTGCTGATTTTCTTCGTTTTTTTGTTTATTCTTTTCTTGTGCTTCTAACTGTGCCGAGCTCGCTACTGGAATAATTGCGTTCATAAATTCATCTCCTATGTCCAGCCGCCGGCTGACACTTTTTTAACTTCTCTACGATTGTTTGTATGCATTGCTGCTCCAAATACTTCTCCGCCATCGGCGTGTAAACACATGTACTGAAATGCATCCGCAATATCAGACCATGGATGTGATTTGTCTGGTTTCTCGTCCTTTGCTCCTTTGGTATTTATTTTGTACATATATTTACCAGCAAGGGCTTTTACTAGGGGACTTGCAGACTCAGGGTCTATTATAAGACCACTTTTACCATCAACTAACCTAGTTAAAAATTTATCCACTGCCGCTATTCTAGCAGCAATAGAGTTAGTTCTAGCAGGTTTTATTGTAAAACCTTCTGCTTTATAAATATCAGCTACAGTACGCTCATCTGTCTGTACGCGCTGAAAGGCAGCTGGGTCAATTATAACAAGGCATCTTCGTCCGGGGAACTTATTTGTTAATAAAGGTTTTAGTTTTTCCCTCACAAATCTTAAAGCACCCATTCCGTCAGATACTATGGCGTCGTATATTACTAACCGGCCGTCGTACGATACTTGCCCTATAACTGCTGCAGGCGTTAGCCCTGCATCAATTCCTACCAATAAAGGCGAATCATTTATTGGAGACATTGGAACTAGCTCAGTTTTACTAATGTGAGTAGCTCTGTCAAACGCTCGGAACACCGGCTGTCCAGCTAGGGACTTACCAAATTCTGCGTGTATGTAAACTGCTATCCAGTCTTCTGTTTTGTTATGCGCTAAGTTATCGTAATAATCATCAGGCAAAAATTGTGTCCAGTCTGCTTCTGGAGATAACCCACTTGGCTGAATCGTCACATGACAATTTTCAGGTGGCTTGGAAAGTATGTCCTCCCAGAATGTATCTTGGTCTGGTGGGTTAGTCATACCCCAAAGGTGGGCGTTCGGTCTGCCGTCATCGGTCTTACAACCAACAACATTCATCATTTTGTCGGGATAACGTCCTAAACGACCCTGTGCAGCGTTAAAAATGTCGGGGTGAATTTCTCTAAACTCGTCGAAGATGAAGAAGCTAGCCTGAAGAGATAACAAACGACGGACGTCATTCGCGTCATCGAGTCCACGAAACAGGACTTCGCACTCTATATCACCAACTTTTATCACATATTTGTACTCTGTCTTTAAGAAAGAACCCATTATGCCATCGGGTATCCACTTCATAAAGTCTGGTATAGATGTATCACGTAGCTGCTCTCGGGTATTACGTACCCATATCGCTCGTGACCTACGTACGCCATCCTTGCACGGCGCCATTTCCGCAGCGTGATGTAGTATTTTCATAATACCGGCTGTCGTTTTGGTAGATCCTACGGGGCCTACGGCTAATGATATGAATTTTTTTGAGTAGAAAAAGTCATCTAGTGATGCTATAACCTCAAAATTGATTTCGTGTGCTGGAGCTACAGCTGCCTGTGTCATGCCTCGATTTCTGTAGCAGCACCATCGATAACAATTTCGTTATCTTTAGCTCGAGTTATGTTAATAACTACTTGAGGGCCACCGGCTGTACCTACAACGTCCTTACCATCTGGCTCAAGCTTTCCTAGTTTGTTCAGCATTTTCTGAAACTCTAGTCTAGTGGCTGGATTGATGGTGGGGTTCTGCATGTGACGAAATAGGTTGTCTAAGTTGACAGCTCCCATAAGTCTCGCTAACGTCTCCATCTTGGTCGGATCGTCTTCGATCATCTGCAACTGCCCTCTGGATAATATCGAGGTGTGCTCGAAATCAGGACTAGTGAGTTTATCTACTTGGTTGCTCATCGTCTCTCCGTTTGTTTGCTTTATTTTAGCAGGGAAATTTTTTTTGGGGGAATTATTTATATGAGGTTCAAAATGGTATCTATGTATAAAAATCTAGTTTTGATGTACGGGCTACCTAAGCATGGGTGCCCATAGCGTCTGTCGTCGTTCCCTACCCCCTTGCTCCGTTCCTCTCCATTTACTACACGACTTCCCCATGTATAGAGATTTAAGTCCATAAGGACTTATACAGACTCTAGCTTAATAAGTATTATCGCCGATAATACTTTCATAACATATAGGAGTTACAAATGGACAAATTGTCTGCGAACGCAATCGCTAAATTGCACGAGGGTTTCACTTCAATGGGTGAGGCGTTGTTAGGTTCGGACGAAGTAAGCACACAAATACAGGTGCAACTGGCTACCGCTTTACGCAACCCATTAGAGAAGGCGGAGTTTGTTAAATACATGACTACGACTTTTCCAACTAAACCAAAGTTAGTCCAGAAGTTACAGACTAGCATTAACAAACCTGCAACCCAGCGCATGTACTTTGGGTTGAAAGCTACAGACACATTGACACACGAAATTCATGTCAGAACGGCAATGAATGACTTAGTCAAGAAGGGCGTAGCAACGGCGGAACAAGTTACACAGAAGGGCGTTTACTTTGCTTTTGAATATAAGAAAGCACCTAAAACTATTCTGACAGTAGAAGAAGCTTACAATAAGTTCTGCATGGAATACGCAGTAACAGTTGAAAAGCATGTTGCACTTAAAAGCACTGCTACCTTTGTACCTTCGTAGCCTAACAGTTACACTTAGAACCCAGACTTCGGTCTGGGTTTTTCTGTGTCCGCTTCTAAATAATGTGAGTAATCCATTATCCGCGATAATACTTTTATTTCAAGTGAGCAAGTCTCGACTCATAAGGTATATAAATGAAATAAGACAGGCATTAAGACAATATATAGAACTTTGTCTTAATACAAGAACGCTTACACAGTTAGGGTTGCAAGTGCCTATTAAGACAATAAGACAATAAGACATTAATAAATAATATATATAGAAATGATTATAAACTTTAACAAATATCCTCAAAATGCA